ATCACGGTTTACTTTGTGAGTATTGGGATTGATATGTCCAGTAGACGTATCCCCAAATATGTCGGGGTTTTCCTTGCCAAGAGAATCCATTTCGGAATCATACCATTTCAAAAACTGAGACTTCCGTTCCTCGGAAAGAGTTGAGAACTCCTGATTCGATCGTTCCTCTATCGCCTTTAAGCGGTTGGTGAGTTCAACGATCTGTGATCTTTGAGATTTTACGACGCTGCCCATCTTCTTGAATTCCGGATCGTAATCATCGGAATCAAGATTGAAGTCGTCGTCTACTGATTTCTCTTTGGTTTCAGGAATCTTTCCGTCAGTCGGCTTTTCAGGTTCCTTCGGCTTCTGGCTCGCCTTGTACTTTTCAACAATAGCATTGAGCCGTCCTACAAACCTTTCAGGGGTCCCGAATGATTTAACCTCGGCCTCGGTAAATCCAAGTTTTTTGGCCTTTGAAATGAATTCCGGTTCAAATACCTGGGATTTTTCATCAGGCCTCACCGTTTCATCCTTAACGGATTCTTTTTTAGGTTCCGTTACCGTAGTTTTCTCATCGGGTTTCTCGCCGCCTTTATCTTTTACGTCCTTAGACGGAATTTCTTCCTCGTCTTCAGGTTCGTCAAAAGTCGTTTTACTTTCACTATCGAGTGATAATTCGCTTATATCCTCACTGGAATCGTCCGTACCGACCTCTGTGGTTGTACTTGACGAGGCGTCGGTGTTCGTATCGGATGAACCTCCGGACGCATCGCCACCGGCCACTGGGGCATCGTCCGCGAACGCCATGAAACTAAATCCCAAAATTGTCAGAATTGCCAGAATCATTGTCATTGTTCTCACTCCTGTTTAAACGTTGTGGGTCTCCGTAGCCGCCATTTCTGTCAAACAATCCCATCGCCTCGGCTACTTCCTTGCGATGGTGTCTGCTGGTCAGGATCGCCCGACCTTCACTATCGAAATCACAAGTCACACCATGTTTGGCAAGTGCATCCTGTTGCTCCCTGATTTGTGATGGATGAATCGCAATAGCCTCTGAGTGCATAGGCCATGTTCCCGCTGAATGCCTGAAATTCTGAGTCGTGGCAATAATGGTGTGTTCCGCTCTTTTCCCACAATCAGGACATTTGCATTTGCGAAATCGCTTGTATTTATCCATCGATGAGAAATACTCGGATTCGTGTCCGGCCTTGCATGTGTAAATGTAATATGGCATTATCCGGCACTCCTTGATAATGCGGCCATTTCAGCCTGTTGCGGTTGACCTCCGAGCAATAATTGCATGGTCGCCGCATCCTTACCCTGCGTAGTCGCTCCTGGCTTGTTAACTCGCTCGTAGGTTCGAGTGGTGTTGTTTGGCATCCCACCGCCATTCTGTTGCATCTGTGGGTTAACTGTGGGTCCGGAGACAATAATCTCTGATAACTCCGGGATGTTAGCGAGCCTGCCAATGATGTCAACCAGACGGTCAATACCCAAAGTCTTGCCTTGTTGCTGAATCAACGGTGCAAGAGGAATGATGTATTTATCCAAAACCTTGCACAGTGTGTTCAGTTGTGAGTTTGGAGATTGATGCTGCATGGAATACGGCTGAATTGAAATATCGTAATCATAGAACTGACCGCTTCGGGTATTGCGATTAAATGAAACAGGAAACTCTTTGTCTATTCCTGGAATCTTTCGTGTCGTCTGAATGTCAACCAAGGGTTCGGTAAACAGGTAATACCCGATATCATTCAACGTTTCCTGTGCGAAAACAGATGTCCGGTCCTGCAAATCCATTGCCACCTTACTTGAACTCGCGTTAACCAACTGTTCCCCGCCTACAGTATCCGCTGTGGTGCCAAGTCCACCAATCGAATCAAGGTTTCCGGAAAAATAAGAGAATAGGTCTTTCGTTTGAAGCAGGAACGCAAGCGACTTTGCATCAACACCGCCAAAATTTAACTCTTGGGCTGAATTTGGATTGTTCAATCGAACAGCCTGACCATCTCTTGCATTCGTAATAGTTTCAGCGTCACTGTCACTTCCACACTGAACACCAAGAATAGTTTTCTGTCTTTCCGCCTGCCGACCGATCTTATCGAATAACCGGTTCGCTAGATCATGCAAATCAGTCCACAGTGAAACCGGTGACAGCGGCATTACGTTGTCAGGAACATCTCCGAACGACAGGATACCGTAAGGTCCGGTTACGGGTCCATCCCACTCAACAACCTTCAAGGGTTTTTTGTCCCCATCCACCAACATGGTAATCAACATGCCTTCTGGCAACCATATATCCATGACTTCCACGAAATCAACCAAGGAGTCTTTGAATGTGCTTTCCCCTTGAGAAATCGCAGATACTTTTTCCTCACCCTCATTCGATGTATTCTTGTAATCAGACGGCTTTAATCCATCGATAGTCTTTTTTTCGAATTCCCCGCTCTCCATGACGTATTCATAATCAAGGCGATAAATATCACCCATGAATTTCATTTCACTCAACGACCGTGCCGTCATGTCATGAACCCAATTATCCAAATGAATGGCGTCCGCAAATGGAACGGTTGAATCTCCGTCAATTGCAGTACCCTTTTTCATGATCCCTATGGAAAACATCGCATCGAGTACAACCTTTTGGAGGTTACCGCCAAATTTATTCTTGAGAAGCCACTTATTCATGGCGGCTTCAAAATCTTTTGCTCTCCACCAAGTATCCTTCGAAGCCCCATTAACTGGATTGATCAGGACTTGCGGGGTCCTGGCGGCCAGTTGCCGCATGTAAATCAAAACGGCCATGGCCAGAAAATTTACCGGAACGCGATCACTTGAACCATTTTCGGAATAATGATTTCCGACATACTGTTTAATGAAATCCAAACGATTCTTACGGAACGGCCGAAGTTTCATTCGGCTGTCAGTAATCGCATCCCGTAATCGGGACATCTGCTTTTCTTCATTTGGGTTGAACATTACCAGTATGCCCTCTCTCCGGATGATTCACGGGCTTTACGGCGTGCCGCCATGCAGTTTTCTGGCATATCCTCATTGGCCTCGGCCTTGGATATTTCCTCACCGGATACAACCTTCCACGTCAATGCGTCAGCAATCACCATGTCCCCGTGGTTTGCAGCGGCACCGGATGGATCGTCGCTTGTGAGCGAGCTCACATGTTCCAGTGCCCCGTCTGGTGTTCGAATATATTCCTGAGCTTCGGTGAAAGATCGAATGGATCGAATCAGGTATTCCTGATGATTCAATATGCCGTCGATGTAGGAGCCAATCCCATACCGGTACCGACTGAGAAGAGCATGTTTGTTTTCCCGGGTTGGGAACCATCCGGGAATGTCCGTGATTTTGTGAGACAGAGAAATTTCGTTTTCACGGAAATAGATATTTGAATAACCAACCTTCAGAACCTTCTCACCGAATGAACGTCCAGGGCCATTGGATTCCCATATCAGAAACGCATCGTTGAACCAGCGGCATAATGCCACGGTTGCCACGGCAAATTCTTCCGGAAGGATAAACGGATTGGCGTATTCAGCCACTTTCTCACGCGTCGTCCTGTCAGATATCGATACGCAGGAATTTGATGCCCCGGTCCCCGCCGAGGTATCAACGCCGGCTACATACTGGTGATCATTGGATGGCCTGCCGTCTTTCAGGTTAAGCCATAAATTTAAATGACCATCCTGGCATGTGGTAAATTCAATCGGTGTACTTGTGTCGGTATTAAACGTCAGTGTCCCGGTTTTGAATGGCGGGATCACGAAATTGTTTTTAAGGTATTCCAGCGAGGCAAGATCGAAGAATGGATACGATGACGCCTGATCGTCCATGTCCAATTCCTCGGCAATCTCACGTGGATGGCTGGCACGTTTACACTGTTCGTCGTACCACGGACTTCGGAGCTTACCATCGGGAATGAATTTGTAATCCGCAGGGAATCGATAAGACTTGTCGATAATAAACAGCTTGCCATTTTCCGAGATGTACATCCCTTTGTTCTTATCGGGATGCAGTGACCAGTGTAATCGGATTTGCTTGAGTGCTGAATTCTGCGATACATCGTAGGCCGCATTGCCGATACCGCCTGAAGTGAAATTGAAGATTCGGTTACGAGTGGAGTCCCGCGTTGCCGCCAGAACACTGTATCCAGACTGACGTTCAAACGCCTGATACTCATCGATCATGATCGATGTAGGCTTGGAACCTCTACCGATATCCCCGGTAGTCGATTCCCCGTTGATCGAACTCTTGTTGTCGTTATTGTAAATACTCAGGTAGGTTCGGTCGTAATTCGGGACCAGCCACTTGGGTAGGTTTTCCAGAATGAAGTCGATCTTCCAGAACAGGCATTTCGGATCACGGGGCTTATCAACGTACTTCTCGTTTCGACTGACCGCAATGAATTGCTGCCCCGGATGGAAGTTCCACCGCCAATCGTAAATCGTGACAATGCCTGTCGTAGCCGCCATGTCGCGAGATTTCTTGATAACGATATCATAGCGTCCGATACTCTGGACCACTTCCCATAGAAAGTTATCCTGAAATTCCCATGTGTTCATGGGACGAACCGGATTATCCGGGTAGTTCTTGGGATCGTAAGTCCAAACGAATGTGTTGACGTAAAAGAAGAAATCACGGGCACACATGATCCAGAGTTCATGTGCCGCCTTCGGATCGCTATACCCCAGTTTCACCATTTCCCGACGAAATTTAAGATTCGCTTTCGGGTCTTTGGGGACCAGGTGGTAGAACGGAGTTTCGAGTTTCCCGTTCAACCCGCTCAATGATTTCCAATACTCTGCGTCCATCATCGAAGAACTTTTCCTCTTCTTCAGCGGAATTCTTGCTGGGGAGTAATCGGGCAACGAAAGATCGGAAGAATTCAGTCTTTCCGGCTGGGGTTCTTGCCCATGAGAGCAAAAACCATGATTGACTGTCCGGGGCATCCTCGGGCTGGATGTCCACGATGTCAAGGCTTCCCCATACCCATTCAATCCGTTCCCGCATGTTCCTTGGCTTTTTGCCTGCGAACTGTTCACGGCGAACAGGATCAAGCTTATTCCAGCCATTACCGAGAACAGTCTTTTGGACAAGAGTACTCGGCGGCTCGTCCGACAATAGCGGAGGTGGAGGTATTGCCGGCAGTTCTGTTTGTTGCCCTGCATCCTTCCGCCCAGGTTGTTCATTCCGTCCACCATCGTCAATTCCTTGTTCTGGAAACTCAGCCGCCGCCGTAATCCATGCCTCCGGTGTAGGCATACCGTTCCGCTTTAATTCTTCCCGGTACTCAACAAACTGTGACCATCGGCCGTCCTCCGTTAATCGTCTTTTCAGACTCGCCTTGCTTTCCATGATGCGTGCACAGTAAATCCTAAAGCTATATCTTTCAAGATATATTTTGAAATTACTATTGACTTCTAGTAACTTTGTAATTAGTAATATGTATTAAGAAATGGAGGTTCAAAATATGAACACAGAAAGTTTTAACAAAGTCGTATCCCATCGAATCGAAACCATCCAACGTGTCCTTGCAGCCAAGGCAGAGGAGTATGCCCGCGGTGACCGGCTCAGCAACTTCAAGCGAGCCGCATCCATCCAAGGCATTACTCCGGAGAAAGCCTTGGTCGGAATGAAATCCAAACACGACGTGGCTCTTCAAGACTTCATCAATGATCTCGACACCGGCAAGATTCAGTGCTACGAGCGATGGAATGAAAAGATCGGGGATGTGATTAACTACCTGATCTTGCTCGATGGCTTGGTGCAGGAACGCATCGGAGAGCTTGAAGGGCATCCACAGTTGCCGATGGAGGAATCCGTTGTAGATCAAATCGCAAAAGAACTCGATATGGATTATGTACAGATAAGCGTAACACATGGAACTGCCGAAGGAAAGGAATAACCATGCCAGATAACCAACTCACCGTCAGCGACATTGTCAAACGAACCGGATGCAGTCTTTACCGTGTCCAATACTTCATAAAGGCACTCCATATCAAGCCTCAATGCAAGATCGGCCCAGCGTGGATATACACCGCCCAGGATGCGGAAAAGATCAAGACGTACGTCGAGAAGCTGTATACACAAAGAAACGGAGGCAACGCATGAAGATAACATGGAAGTCACGAACGTTGTTCGAAGTAAGATGGCCTTGGATGTCGAAGAAACGATTCGAGAAAGAGCAAGCCGTTGCAGATTCCACAATCGTAAGTCTCTCTGATTCTATTAATGATCAAGCAAAAAGGCATGCTGAAACGATTGCGAGCATGAGAGTGCGGCATTTGAAGGAAATCAACGATATCAAGAAACACGAACACGAGGTTGTTCAAGAAACACTCAAACATCTTCGCCCGGTCACGATCATGGGCCATAGGTCGGAGACACAGCCTGTATTCATTGTTCAATCGGTCATCAATCTTTCCGGTTGCCAGTGGATGGATACAGCCCGCGATTGCGAATACGTCACTGAAACAATCATCCACGATCTCTGTGATCAACTCGCAGAGCAGTTACGAGTTATGGCACGAGGCAGAGGACTTGGAGAATTCATGCTTCAAGTTGAACAACAAGACTTGATGCGTAAACAAAAAAAACTCGAATATAAAAGACAACTAGAATGGACGATGGATCCAACACATGATTCCGAACCTCGTAATGACTGCAAGCCATTATAAACCCCAGCCGGCCGTACACTCCAACCGTGCGGCCGGTATTCATTTATCCGCCCTGTCCGGGACCCATTCAAAAGCCACCCCGGTCATCGTGTAAATATTCACCGGTAGCCGTCCGGGACCCGGTTAAACAGGGGGAGGGGTTACACCAAACCGAAAACGGGGAGACTCGGAAGGGGACTTAAGCGATCCGGGACCGGTCGAAGAGGGGGTGGGGGTGTGGTAAAAAACTGGGCGATAACCTATCTGACATCGGCTACGATCAACAATCATCCAATCATCGTATAAACTATCGAATAGACACAAACAGGGATGTAATAGGCTATAAACAGGGCATAAACAGTATATCAGGCTGGTGTAGTGCGAACGCTCCACTACGGATACGATATCATCAAACCCGATTACATGATATACTGGAATTGCTTATTGATAATGCGTTATCATCTCGCGGGCAATCGTGAAAACTGGATTACATGACTTAGCTCCCCGCTCCTGCCCTGCCCCGCTCCGCTCCGCTCTTATACCTGAATACCTGATAATCGTATGGTTGGTATATCTGAATACATGGATTATTACATCTGGACACTTGGAATATCTTATACTTGTACCACTGGACACTTGAATATCTGATAGATTGAATACTGTTATATCCCTATTATTACCCTATTACTCATGTAATATTGGAGTATTGTACACTTGTAAGATAGTATACTTGGATACTGGGATAATTAATACATACCAAAATAATTTTATCTGTCAATAGGTATAAATATAATATTGGAATATAAGTTACCAAGTACTATGTACTTATAAATAGAACTAGATACATCAAAAAATATTTAAATTATGCTTGACACATATATTGGAATATAGTAAACTGGTGTAAGACTTGAAACAGGAAACATAATTATAAAGGGAGTAACAAGATGGAACGAAAGATTAAGCGAGTAGCAAGATTAAATCTGACAAGAGTATTTTTGCATGATGAAAACATAAGACATCCACTTGATAGACGAAAACGTATCGATAGATGGATTGCTCAATATGATGGTAGTGGCATCGAATATCGAAAAGCTTATCTGTTGCCAGTTGGTAGTTTTCCGCCAGTACCAGAAAAAGAGATAGAATACACGGAATATGAAGTACAGTAAAAACCCCAATGCTGTAACACTGGGGAAAAGTTAACCTTTTTTTGGAGCAAAGATATGATAGCAGAAAACACGACGGAAATCAAGAGTTTAGGGATTATGCCCACCTGCTCATCATCTCCCCGATGAGCCTGCAATGTAACCGCCGTGTCCGGTGTCGCTAGCCGGGCACGGAATTTGACCGAATCAGCGTGATTAGGTAAGATTATGATTTATTCCGGCACAGCCGGGGAAGGATGTTACAAATGGAAACTACTGAATGTTGCGGGCGTCCTATTTATGATTCCGAAGATGATGTTCCATCGTCGGAAATGACATCTGGAGGTTATGTTCTTCGAGATTTTTATGATGAAAAAAAAGGCATTTGTGATTGGTGTGAACAGCAAAAACAAAAAAACGGTAACAATGATTAACCTCATCCCCTTACCCGTCGCACGGCGGGCAGGGAAATTGAACTGTTCGAGTTGTTCGAATAGTTGGAATAACTGAATTTTTGGAAAGGAAATAAAATGGAAACAAAACACACACCTGGACCGTGGGAATGTACGATTGATAGCCATGGACGCGGGCGGATTCTTGGTAATGGATGCTGGGTTGCTACAACGTGGACCGTCGCCGATGACGACAATAATAAGCGGTATCCCGCAGAAGCTAACGCCAGCCTTATCGCCGCCGCTCCCGATCTACTGGAAGCGTGTAAGCAAGCCCGTGCAGCGTTGCCAGATGCATGGTTTGCGGAAAAAAATGGAGTACCAAGATCGGTAATCGATTTACTTAACTCAGCTATTTACAAAGCCGAAGGAAAATAATCTCGTTTTTTCCGCCTTCCTTCACTGGGGAGGCGGGAATTTCGGAACTGATTTTTTCGGAACGGTAAACCTTAAACCTTTTTTTTGGAGATTGATATGGAAACGAAACAAATAATATGGGTAATACGCGTTGAAATGAATGATTACGAGTTAGATAGTGATGAACTGGAGATTCTCAACAAAATAATTGCTACGTGCAACGATGCGCAATTAACAACCACACGAGATGAGGATGGATTATGTTTTTGGTGGTTTGGTTATAAAACAGAAACAGAGAGAGATGAAAAATATAAACAAATAGTACATGTATATACCAGTCAGTATTATTATGATTTTTACGAAATGCGGTTTGAGATTGGAGAAATATTTGACGCCGATTGGGCCGATATCACGCCAGACAGCTCGGAAACCAATGGAGTAATCCATGATCCTGGCAGTTCATTAAATTATCAATCGCGGCCATATGGCAGGATTTCAGCAACCAATCCATACATTAAAACAGACAAATACTATGAACTCGAAAACGCAAAAACCAAAACAACAACGTAATTAAATAAATTTTCGGTAAATCTTTCCGCCGTCCCCTCGCTGGGGCGGTGGGAATTTGTTTCTTGACATGTGTTGAAAATATTATATTATGGAATTCGCTTATGAACGTTGTATTAAAAAAACTCGAAGAAAATAACCGTCCCGCGGGAACCTGCCTCGTGCAGCGTTCATAAGCACCGCGAGGACGGTTTTTTGTACTTGAGGTATTATGAAAGCTGTACAAGATTTAATTGGTTTGAAATTTGGAAGATGGACCGTCATTTCAATGTCCTCAAAAAAAATGAGTTGGCAAACTAAGTGGAAATGTATTTGCGAATGTGGCAACGAAAAAGATGTTGCTGAGTCTAGTCTCGTAAGAGGTCTGAGCAAAAGCTGTGGATGCCTTAACGACGAATTAAAACGTAACAGATTCAAGGATTTGTCGGGACAAAAAATAGGACGATGGACTGTTTTATTAAAATGTTCAAATCAAATGCAGAAAAAAACAGGTAACATCCTTTGGTTGTGCCGTTGCGAGTGTGGAACGGAACGAATTGTAGCATCTAATAATTTAAGCAATGGAAAAACAAAAAGCTGTGGATGCTATGCAGATGAAATAAAGCGATTACGCATTAAACACGGACTAACTAGAAGGGGCTTTAAGAAAACACTAGAATACAATTCATGGGCAAGCATGATACAACGTTGCACTAAACCAACAAATCACAAATGGAAAGATTACGGAGGGAGAGGTATTACTGTTTGTACACGATGGCGAAATTCATTTATAAAATTCCTTGAAGATATGGGCCGTAGACCTACGCCCATGCATAGCATTGACCGTATTAATAATAACGGAAATTATGAACCAAATAATTGTAGATGGGCAACCCCCAAAGAACAACGAACAAACCAGAGAAAAATTATAAGGAGCTAGTCATGCGAGCTATTATTTATACGAGGTTCAGCCCTCGCCGTAACGCCGACCAATGCGAATCAATTGAAACACAACTCGATTACTGCCGATCTTATTGCCAGCAGAAAGGCTATGAGGTTGTAGGTGAATACGAGGATCGAGAAAAATCAGGCGATGATGAAAAACGCATTGGCTTATGGAATGCGGTCGATGCACTTAAAAGAGGTAATGTCTTGATTGCTTATCGGCATGACAGGATTGCCCGTGGAGTGTACCTGAGCGAATGTATTCATCGGCTGGTTGACAAGAAGCAAGCCACCATTGAAGTTGTTGCTGGCGGCACCAATGGTTATACTCCCGAGGAAATACTTGCAAGGCAAATAATGCAAGCGGTGGCAGAATTTGAAAAGAAATGTATTGCCGCCCGCACCAAGGCGGCTATGCTCCGACACCAAGCACACGGACGCCGGATGTCTGATCTTACTCCATACGGCTGGGCACGGGACCCGAATAATCCGGCACTCATGATCCGTGATACGGTTGAACAAAACATCATCCAACGCATGATCGAATTACGGAATGAAAATAAATCATATCGTGAAATTGCCGACGCATTAACCAAACAAAATATCACCTGCCGCGGTGGTAAATGGTATCACACGACCATCATGAACGCACTCCGCCGAAACGCTGCCGTATAAACCAAAAGCCGATTTCCGGTACGAAACACTGGAAATCGGCTTCACTGCTGGCCTCAGGTTCAACGATCTCGATCAACCCGATAGATGATACGGCTGATTTTAAACATTAGCCTCAGCGTAAGCAATAGCTTCATCTTTTGTTCCTATTTTTCTACACCACACCGACTTCCATTCTCCATTTTGGATTATTTCTTTACAAGCATACCAACCGTCACCCGTAAGGTAAACTATCATTCGAACACCGGAAACGTCGGCAGTTATTATTCTGTCGTTTGATCCGCAACCGGGAATCCATCGTAAATTTTTAGATTCATTACCTTCACTCATGCTGAATCGCTCCCTTCTCAATAAACGTTGTTGACTTCCCATCAAACATATACGCCAAACTCAAACCATGCCCGCAACCGTTGCGAGCTTTCAAAATATGCAGTGTCCGGTTTGCATCTTCCTCGATTGTTCCACCAGATGTGGAAACCTTTACTTTTTTAATCTGCTTATGATATTCCAGCCATAAAATAGACTGACTGAATTGAGCATAACCAGCACCGCCGGATATCCCATCCATGCCAATAGCTTTCAACCCCTTCTTGGGATGTGTGACGAGAACCACGGACATTTGATATTCGCGAGCAATTGTTTTACATCCGAGCACAAACCGTTTATCCGCGGACCACGGTTTATCGTTGCTTACTGCCGCGGTAACCGGATCAACCGCGACAATCCTGCATCCTGCCTTTGCTCTTTCTGTTACCCAATCCTGCATTTCCTCAAGAGACATTTGTTTATCAGGGGCCGACCAAATACATTTTCCAAAACCATCGAGAAAATCTTTGTGTTGTTCAAACAATAATTCCGCCGCTGACTGGTTGCCACGAACCCATGAATCATCCAGCAATTTACTATTACCGGTAATTTGAGCCAATGCCCGGTACAGGTGATACGTTCGATCTTCCTCAAGCTCGAATAGTGCGGACGGAATCTTTTGCAGATACCAGTATGCAGCCGCCTGCAACAGGAAAAAGCTTTTCGAGGTTCCAGGATCACCACAAAGCAGGGTAACAGTTCCGGGGAGTAAAGCCTTGGTTAAATTTGATAATCCGCTCCAGGGCCAGTCCACTGCCCGCCATTTCCCGGACGCAGTATCCGCCATCCGCTGCCGCACCTCTTCCGCTGGCCCAGCCGGACCCCTCACCGGTTTCGCTTCCGCCAGAACATCCCAAATCGCCTGTGCTTTGAGTTCTGCATCGCAACCGGTCAACGAATCTAAATAGTCAGCAACGTCGTCCTTTGGACCCAATTTCATATCCAAATCGACGTTATCCGGATTTACAACGTAAACAGACAACCCCATAGCCAATAGAATCTTTTCCACATCCCGCATATGATTCTTGCCGCCCTCGTCGTTGTCCGGCCAGAGGTACACCGCTTTCTTGCCGGCCATCGGTGACCAGTCCGCGAGTTCCGCCTTTCCGGCACCACAAGGCGACGTGGTGGCACAGACACCAACCCCAATACACGCCTTGGCACATTTTTCACCCTCAACAACCAAAACAACGTCGGATTTCAATATCCCAGCCCGGTTGTAAATCGGCCACGGCTTTTCCGGGGACTCCATTACCCAACCACCGGAAACCGGGTGGACCTGTCGGAATGTTTTCTTCCCGTTTTCGTCCAGAAATCGTAAAACCACCAGATCATCGCAGTTTGTAACAGGATTGGTGTATCTATAGGTATCTTGGTGTTTCATGGGTGTACATGACACAATTTCTTCGACACTCTTCCAGATTCGCTTGTCTGAAACAGGTCGATATGGCGGGGTTGACGTAGGTGGTAAATTTGCCACTGAAGGCCTCTGGCTGCCCTTGTGGGCGGCTTTCAGAACTTCTCCGACTGTCAGACCGGCCCCCTTCGCTCTTACGTCGTACAAGTCACCAGAGAAGCCGCAACCCGCCGCTTGACAGGTGAACCGCCAAACATTGTCCTTGCCCTCATGTATCCAACCCGACGCCGCGTGATCATCGTGGAACGGACACCGGCAGGACTTGCCTTTGAATTCCTTCACGCCAACCATGCGAAGTTCTGCCATTAACGAATCTCGATTATATCTCGACTGATCTTCCATGATAATTTACTCCTGTGGTAATCCCAATGCTGCCCGTTGTTCCTCGGTAAGCTTCGGTGGCCTTGGAGGAAGAATACCAGCCCGACGCAATTCAGCGGATGGTGAATCATCCTCGCTGATGGCTATGTTAAAATTATTTCTGTTGCCTTTGAGTTCGAAAAGTCCCTGCCATCCATTCATGATGGATTGGTTTATACATCCAACCGGATCAGGTTGGATTGACAAGAATTCTAATTGCTTTTGCATGGTCATGGTTTGAGTAGACAGCTTCCGATCTTTCCGATAGGCAATCCATTGGACCCATGAGTCAGAAAATTTCTCAATTCCAGATAGTGATTCAGGAATTACTATTTCAGTTTCATGTTTCGATGACTTAGGTTTTTTACCAATGGGAGGTAAGGGAGGTATTTCCATCCCCGGCAATCCCCCTTCAGGGGGCAAGGGGGTATTATACTTTACTTTACTCTCTTTTACTTTACTTTCCTTTACTATGTCGTTATCGACGGCTGAAACTTCGTTTTCGTGAGTTTCAGCACTGTTTCCGACGGCTGAAACTGTATTTGATTTATATTTTATATATCTGTCTTGGTTTTTCTGTCGCTTTTCCAGAAGACCAGAAAATCGATTTCGAAGGTGTGAACACGACAATATGTCGTTTTGGAGTTGCAAAAGCTCCAATTTGACACAGTAATCTATGAGCGATTTCAGGGTATCCATAGGCATATCAAAGTCGCATGAAATCAGTTCAAGCTCCTGATCGTTGATGCCAATTTGGAAGTTGTCGCTCTCAGTCAAAAGCTCCAAGATCATACACCAGAATGAATAGCCATCTGACTTAAACCGATTCCTCAGAGCCTTAACTTTTCGATGATTCCGCATGACGGCATCATGGGTAAAATAGTCGGCGTTATTTTTGAGTGGTCTTGCCATTACATAGCTCTCCGTTTATTTTGCTTATTAAAATAGTTATCAAGGGCTAATGATACCATTCCTTTGGTGGCATTAGGCGGAAGGAATACGCCTAGACGTTTACATAGATCGGTTTGCTTTGGACTTGGCTTATCATTCCTCCACTTGGAATCCTTTTTGATCAATCCTACGCAATCCGAGTGTTCAACTTCGATCCATGTTTCCACGTTATTCAGGAATTCGCTCCTGTCTGCCCCTGAAAAGATAAGTGGCTTCGTGGTTTTGGTACTTTTGTCCCAATAACTGGCAGTCCACCGGTCAAGAACGTCGCTGGACGCCGTAATAACCCCGTGCTTGCCCAAATTCAGCCGTATCGACTGATCGGACCCGAACCAAGAGAACTTCGTCCCAGGGATGTCCAGAGCCCCGCTGAACAGGTCCATGGACTCCGCAATGGCCGTCTCTCTGGCGTCCGATTCGTCCTGTGCCTCTTTCTCCTGTTGTTCGACCACATCCAGAATATCCTCGCCGGCACATGGCCGATCGGGGAACGGAGAACCAAATAGATCACAGACATTGACTGCTCGTTTTCCAACTTCGGCCGTATCTGCGATATCCAGCAGAATACACCGATCCTTACCAAGCTTCACCGATTCGGAATAATCGTATGCCCCTTTTGCCAGTCGAGTTCCCCGGCCAAGACAGTTGCCCATAAAGGCAACTTTCCCATTACGTCGAGTTATGATAGTTCCTAATTCGTTTTCGACACACCACACTACTTCACTCGAAGGAAGTTCGTATCCGAATCGCGGTCTATCATTCGAGTATGCGGCACCTATATATCGAACACACCCTTTCTTGATATGTACGACATAGTATTTACTGTCTTTATTGGCAATATTGCATTTCCATCCATGAAGGATACACGTCATTTGGAGGTGATCTGCGAATGTCTTATTTCCGGTGACGATGTGATAACTTTGTTGTTTCCATTCAACATTTGGCTGTTTCCATCCATCGCCCATGTGGATAGATTCAAGCAATATTCCGAGTTGTCTTTCGTCCAATTTCATTAGTTCTTCAGAAAAATTCTTATCTACATATTTGTCAAGCTGACCCCATCCCCGAAGATGCTTGTCCTCACCGCGAGGCATACCATACGAAACGGTGAACCTGACAATTTCGCTGCAATCGCTAAATTGAGTTGATCTTACTTGGCTTGATTTTCTATACTTGAATCCGCACCCAATTAAGCATTTTTCTATGTCTGAAACGAATGGCTGATGTGCCGACTGGGTTATTATTATCTGCTTATTAATCCTTCCAATTGTTCCATCTGTCATTACCCAACCAATGAATCGTAATTCATCGTCTGTTAAAGGTACGGAAGTTCCTTCCATCAACAATCCAGCACACGGAATTTCAAACTCGTTGTGCTTTTCCACTAAAGATCCAGCATTTTCGATAGACCATTCCGTTCTTTTTCTGGATCGGCCTTTTCGTTCTCTGACCACCATGCGATGTTTGTCTGTAACTCTGATATCTAGACTTGGACTTTTGTATGACACCATTAAATCGTCCTGAGTTGCTCTAAGGTATTTACAGATCACAGGCTTCCAGGTTATAAATCCTGTTTTAATGTCAAAAGCAGCTACTAAATCACTATCATGTATCTCTTTTTCTTTTTTGAATCCTTCCGGCGTAAGAACTTCTGTGTCCAAGTCTAAGCACTGGGCGTACAATGTTGCAGACTTCGTAGGACGGGCCATAATTACACATTCGACCGATGGGATATCAACACCCTCGGTAACGATCTGGCAGTTCGTGAGGACAGCACCGGGCGTGTCAGCGAACCATTTCAGGATATCCGCACGTTCCTCTTTTTTGATCGTACCAGCAACGTACCGGGCGGGAATGCCTGCATCGCTGAAATACTCCGATAATTTAACCGAGTGTTCCACATTGACGCAGAATATAAGGGTTTTTAGTCCGTGGGCCTGTTTCTGATATGCATCTAGAATCAGGCTGTTACGTTGTGTTGTGGATACCGCCGCGGCCAGTTCTGATTCTACGTATTCGCCCATTCGGGTTCTGACTTGAGATAGATCGGTATCGGTCTTTATCGTCCACGCATGCACTGGAACCAACCAGCCGTCCCGTATAGCCTGAGCAAGCTTCATCTGGTAGATGATATCGTCGAACACTTGATTCAATCCCACGCCATCCCCTCGGCCAGGTGTCGCCGTGAGTCCGATGAGTGGAATTCGAGGATTCGCTGGTTTCGAATCATCCTCATTCAGGATGCCGTGGAACCGCCAGATTTGCCGATAAGAGTCGGCAGTTGAATGATGCGCCTCATCTACCACGATGGCTTGGAATCGATCGGTACCGAGTCTCTTGAGCCGTTTACCATTGCAAGCCGTGAGTGTTGGCACAGAGGCCACGACTATCGGAGACGCCGTATCGCATTTTCTGTTTGCTTGTTCAATACCTACCATTCCCCATCCGTGAACCCGTTCCATGTGTTCAGCCAGTTGATCGATCAATTCTTCTCGGTGAGCTAGATAAAGAATCTGATTGGTATTGAGCACTTGATGAAGCTCAGAGGCGACGACTGATTTACCGCAGCCCGTGGGCAATGCAATGATGCCACGATTAATCTTGCGATTGAATACAGCGTTGAGTGCGGAAATCTGATAAGGGCGGAGAACCATTGTTTAATTCCTATGTTATGCGTTACAGATAATAGCGTCTACGATTCCATGAATGTATTTGTTATCTGGCAATGTTATCAACCATCTATAATTTCCATCAGTAGCTTCAACTTGTAGTTTATGATAGGCCAAAGCGTCAACAGCATCAGTTATGCGACGGATAACGGAGATATCATTTAGATAAACTATGTTTCCGATTCTTCTAAACATTCTTCACCTCCACCTTCCTAATTTCCTAATTCTTTAAATTTAAAGCAATCCTCTATTGTTACTAAAACAACACAACTCTCGTTGTCTATATAACAAACCTGACCCATCACGTCAGTGCATTTGGATCTTTTAATGTCATTTTGTTCAGACAGCCTCAGATAAGGAGTTCGAATAATGTGCCATTCTTCTTTGTCCGTTCCCAGGTTCTTTGGTATTAACACACAAAACCATTCACCTAATGGAATCCAACAAAGTCGCCTTTTATGACGTTTAGATTTATCATTTATATCAGTAACTCTAGTCATGTAATTACACATGCTTCACCTCTTTGTCATCACCGGGTAATCTAATCCAGTTAATAATAACGATCTGTACGTTTTTCTGACCTTTTTCTTCACAAATTCTTTTTATTTCATCCATTACAAACTTAACATCTTTATATGCTTTAATTTCTTTATCCACTGTAATATCAATCGAACCGATACCATTACCACCATCACATAGAATTGAATATGATACGAAGTAAGTTTTTCGTTTTCGTTTAAACATTCTTCACCTCCACCTTGTATAGCCAGAGCCAAGTTAATTTGTCGCACTTGTAATTATCGTACAACCACTTCATTTGATCAGACCAAAACACATAGGAAGGAACTCCGATTAGTTCAAGTTCTTCTATTGTCAAGTCTTTCGCCTGAACCGCCTTGACCTCTGTCCAGGTGATTGTGAAGCGAGACTGTTCCTGTTTCATTTTCAAAATAGATTCGAAATGAAAATCATGCCAATACTCTGAATGTATGTCAGCTTTGTATTCAATCTTTCCGCAGAGATTGTACGCCCATGTCTCTTTCACGAACGCGGTTTCGCCGGGAGAGAAGGGAGTTTTCCAATTTTCGATTGATGTGAATTCGCTGAAATCGATACCTTCTTTTGGTCCTGAAACCCTCCTACACAACCTCCATGTTCCTGAAAAATACCAAGGATAAATATCTCCAATCCATGGATATCTACTAGGAAGAAGCTTAGTAAAGGAAAGTGGATCTGGTTGAGGTTTCCACGGCCTCACGATGCACGTTAGCGTTCCTTCGATAGCCGCTTTCAGTTCCCAAGGTTTCAGGATGATGGATTTCATTTCATACCTTTCACAATTTCAAATCCATGGTTTGTCCGTTTTATTTGCACCTGCTGGCCTTTGCGGAGACGAGGGAGGCCGAGAAGGTTGGCCATTTTCCGATCTATTGTATTCGAACCTTTGCCCATATAGCAGTGGGCCCAGTTATCGCATTTTACTAAATTCATTTTTGTTTTTGAGATATTATAATTTGATTGTACATCTATGTTGTCTCTCGCCAGCCAGAACGTTTCAGGTTTTTTCATTTTACTCTCCTATTCTTTTAAAACTTACAACCCAAACATATGGGTTTACATCCCATCCGTAACCGCGTTTCTTGTTAATGTGATCCCACAAATCTTTAAACCAAAACCTATACATACCCATATTGTCAGACGCAGGCATGTGACCAACGTAATTACATTCAACTCCTTCGTTTTTGGCGTCTTCTTCGCTGATCTCCCGTAATCGCTCCACCTTGATATCTGTTATTTCAAGATTGATTCGGCTGGCCCAGCGAGGCATGAAGATTGACGGTTTCCATCCTCCATGTCCAGATGCACATTTGTCATTAAGATCTACATCCGCTCTATATATTGGTCCAGAGCATCCGTCATGACCTGCAAGCGGATAATTTATCCATGTTTCTCTTACCCACAGCCTATCACCGGGCTGACCGTAAGGACATTTGATGTTTCCAATTGCCCATTCAGTCAACAATCCTTCATCGTTTGATTCAAACGGTGGATGTTTTACAATCCTCCTCGTCATCGTTTTTCGACCTTCGAGGATTGCCCTTACCATTGGTCCGCTGAATAAGATTGGTCGCTCTCGTATTGTTGTTTCAGGCTTCTTTTTCATTTGGTTTCCTCATCTACTTTTCCAGTACCGTTACACTCAGGACACGTTACAGGAGCAACCAATCCCATCTTGATTGCAACCTTGGAACACTCTGGTAATTCTTCCCAACAACTCCACGGAAGTTGATCTTTGTCGTTGGCAACTTTTCCACAACCTTCACATTTTGGACATTCGATTTGATTACTCATTTTATTTTCCTTTCCGGGTCAACCTTGCGGTATTCGTATTTAAGATGTTCGTTTTTATTCTTCAGATCAGATATCGCTTGGTCTCTCTGTTTCAGTGTTTCATACTTTCCAAAAATAAACCAACCTCGCCTGAACACTTCTTTTATTCGTTCATCGATACATCGATATTCAATCTTCCACGGCTTCTTGATCTTATTCTTTTTCTTCGCCTCCCTGAAATTAAGCGGCGGAGTGTCGTCGGTCAGCATTTCACAAGCCCTCTCTTAATACGTTCATAGTTCGCCATAAATACAGCTTTCGCAAATCCTTTCGGCGTTTCCGATCTGATATCGGCACGATCAGGTCCAGGAGGAATCATGTGCATCTTACTGCCAAGGATAGGTACAATCGATTTCTTCTCTGGCATTACGAATCCGTTACCAGTCCACAGGCACGTTTTTTTGGTGTACGCTTCCTTATCAGGTTCATCGGCGTATATCGCGTACTCGCAGGGATCGAAGCGATAATCAGGTTCCCGCCAGTAAGTCGAAAAAGTGCTTACTGGGTTCTCGACCATCCAAGGGCAATTGAACATTTTGATGATATCCAAGCAAGCCGACAAGATTCCAAACGCTTCAGCCGCTTTTGCCGGACCTTTCGATTTAAACCATCTGGCACCACTGACAGCCGTGTGAGTGCATGGAGGAAAAGCGAAAATAATATCGGCATGTATTACTCCAGTAGCTTCCAACGTTCGCAGATCACACCCGACATAATGAATCCCGTCCCGTTCAGTAAATCCTTCAGGATGTTTCAAGTCGTAACACAAACATCGACAACCGGCGTCTGCCCAGGGCTTAACCATATTTCCGGTATAATCACAAAGTGATAAAACTGTCAGCATTTCACAAACTCCTTCCCTTTAAAAATAACTACAGCCGATGGAAACGGAGCATTATGTTTACTACCACCGAACTTTAATCTTCCTTTTAAGAATCTTATTTCTCCGAAAGGAATAACGTAATCATGCCACCATCTTGTATCTGTCCTTGCAGGCAAAAGACAAACAATCATTGCTCCGTTGCTTGCTGATTCTACAGCCTTTTTAATCCACGACGATATTTCTCGCCCATACGGTGGATTCATCCAGCAAACACCTTTCCATTCCTGTGATAATCCATTTATTTCAGGTGTAAAGTAATTTGATACCTTGGCATTTTCAGGAAACGCACAAACATCGAGCGTAAAATGAAATTCGTCGTTTAACTCATCAAACAAGTTTTGTGGAGTTTCCCATATACACGTTTTAGATGACACCATTACATCCATTAACATTTCCCAAACTCCTTCCCGTCGAACTTGTAGCCGAGGACGACGCGAGCGAATGACTCAGTAATGGTTTCATGTAGATGTTTTTCATCACAATATATTTGTGCACGATTTCCTGTTGTGCGGCTAACTGCTATAACTTTAAACGTAGGCCCAGTCCGCTTGACATGAAGATCATAACCAGCTTTATCAAACAATTCATCGAGCTGCTCGACGGAGGGGAGAGGAACTAAACCGTTGACCTTCAATACATCTGTATCTTTTATTGAAGGTCTCCATGTGCCAATGAATCCTCTATTATTGCTTCCAAGTATTATTACGGTTTCGTTTCCGTAAAATCCCATATCTCCGAATTTCCATTCCCACGTCCAGCCGGGGAGCTTCACGATATGCTGCATCAGTTCAGGGTAGGTCATTTTATTCATCTTCCCGCCTCGCTTTCTACAAATTTCGACACTCCAATTCTATTTGCAGCATCTATGATTGATTGTCCAAGCATTATAGCTTCTTCTTTCGTCATGTATACAGCACCTTTTTTATATACATCCTCTAAACTAACATAACAGAATGAACCGTAAACACTCTGAATACGAAATAATCCACGAGACTCAGCTACTCCAGGATGTAAACCCTCTGTTAATATAGCAGCATTATAAGCTATTCGTTTTATCATTCCTTAGCCTCGCTTTCTTTTTTTATAGCGGCCCATTGTTCTCGATTATTATCCTTAATGCTGCCTTCATCGATTGCCTCAAGATCGTATGTATCCATGGTATCCATGACGGCACAACACGTAGGACACCAATAAACCGCATACATACGTCCATCGTCGCAGCCGGATGTTTTTCGGACTTTCGAACCAGATTCAATAATTTCGCAACATCCAAAACATTTATGAGGTTTTCTAGTTTTGTTTATTTTTGTAACAATCTGAAAGTTACTCATTCCTTCCCCTCTCTTTCGCAAGCACGGTAGGCAGAGAGAGCAAAAGTATACGCCTTTATGGTTTCGTCACTCACTGCGCAATCAGCTTGTAAATCCTCTCCAAGTGAATTAATCAATCGCTCCGCCGCTTTCAGAACGTCTTTCAATCCAGCCAACTCGGCCTCAAGACTTTCAATCTTTTCACGATAACATGGCATGGAATAGATGTATCTTTTGAGGGCTTTTATTATGGATCGAGATGTTTTGCAATCTATAGAGTGCCGTTCAATATCGAACCTGTCGTAAAGATATGCGTTTCGTTTTAAATCGACACCGATCGGCTTCAAAACATACGAATCTGCTGTAAATAATAAAGCTAAGGCGTCATCGACGGAAATTTATTTTTCTTTATTCTCAAGCTCCGCCTCAAGCTCGCGGATACGCTGATCCTTGTCATATTTTTCTGACATCAACTCATGTATGCGTTTATCTTTTAAGCTATGGTTTGCTCGACTCATATTTAAATTTAGTTCAAGTTCTTTGGACCATTTTTGTAATTGGTCCTTAGTTGTTTTATTGCCTATTCTGCAATTATGGAATCCATTGAGATCTGTCACATGGATTCTTTGCTTGGTATAATTCTTGGCAAAAAAAGCCAACCATTTAATATTACCAAATCTATCCTTTTTAAAAGTTGGTATTAAAAGTCGTCCAAAACCATATAATGCATCATGTATACTATCTCCTGGTATATTCATTTTTGATCTTTCTTTGTTTTAAGAATTTTTTCTACACAGTATTTTTGATAACAATAATATACAACTTCGCTCAATACTGATGTTCTTGGCTTTCTTAAGAAGTTTTCCAGCTCTTCCACCCTATGGCGAAGATGCTTATTATCTTGCTCAAGTCGATATATTTCACCATCAGCCCAACTGTTTCCCGGAGCACCATCACAAAGTTGTTCTCCACCATACATCATTTTATTTACTCCCTAAAAGTTTGATGATTTCATTTCGCAGTTTGCAACACTCCACCATCTTCTCCACCACGCCAGAGTCAAGAGCCGAAATTGGAATGTTGAACATTTTAGAGAATTTGTTTAGAAGATATTTCTTTTCATTAATTTTTTGTTGTGTATTCATTTCACTTCATCCCAGTCTATCGATTCTACAAATCGAGGATTATACCTGCTAATTTCAACACCATTGCTTAATGCAACAATCCAATCCTCATCATGTTCTCCGTGAAAATCGTTTGTCATCATCAACTGCATTTCTGGTTTACTAAGCATACGGTTTCCATTTGGAAAATAAATTGCTTTTATTTTTCTATTTTCATTCATTCTCTTTCCTCTAAAAGTTTTAGGATATCGTTCAGTAATTTATATGCTTTTACTCTTTTGTCGAAAGCATAAATACTCGGATTTATGCGTCGTATCGCCGCCCGTAGACTGCAATACTCCACCATCTTCTCAACTCCTCCCGCATCAAGGAACGCCGTGGTAAGGAAGCGGCAGGCTTTTTCCACGACTTGTAAACGTCGATCTGCATCATGTTTCAAAGCTTGCCCTTTTGCGCAATGGCACTCCACGTATTCGTGGTTTCCAGCCATGCCGGGGCCAATGTCGCCGGCATAGCCGGTATCGCGACAATCCTCACAAACATAATCATTTTTAAGTTTTTCGAATATGGGATCGTTCATCGTTCACCGCCTTTCATCAATTTCTTTATTCCATTTAGTAATGTCCAGCTATCAAAATTAACGATGTAGTCGGGTTGAGTATGACGCTCTCCGCCATTGTTTTCACAATGTGGACAAACAGGGATGTGTTCATCGCTTCCAAATTCTTCACCACACTCGGAGCATGTCATTGTCATATTCGATCCATCTTCAACATATTTTGAATCAGTAGCACCACAACACGGAGAATGCCATTCTTTTGGATCAGTAAAGAAGTTATTGCAACGTGTGCAATAAAAATAATCCTTATCTTCATTGAACTCTTTTACACTCATTTCTCACCTTCTTTCATCACTTTTTCCACTTCGTCCGGCGTAGTCGGAAACTCGAAATAGCCACCTGTTTCTATCGATCCGGCCCGGCAACATTGTTCAATAGTTGGATATTCAGGTGTGCCCCAGCCGGACCAGTGTTCGTCCCAGTCGCGAAGAGAAGAAATTACGTCTGGCCTTGTGAGTTTATCGGTTGACACGATGTTATAATCAAGACCTTTAGCAGCCCCTCTTAAATAAATATTATCGGAAAAGTTTGTGCAATTTATTGAACCTATTGCCTTATACCTTTGGGGATCATGACCATTACTTGCCCTGAATCTCTCATCCATCTCCAACACTTGCATCACCAGTTGATTCCCCGGTCTCTCTACCAACCAGATTTTGGCGTGAGTCAACGTCACGGTTTGGCCGTCGTCGGAGAAGATGGGCTTAGGAGTTAGTGTCTTCTTAGCTTCTTCGTATATTTTATGAACACCAAGAAAAAAGTAACCGATTTCTTTATAGTGAACACAACCATTATCGTCTTCGTTAAACCACGTATTCTTGTCGTAAAACAACTTGATCATGTGAGTCTCCTATTTAATGTTTTCCCGTAACTGCTTTTCAACCTTATCACCCAACGCCGGTACGTTATCAACCTTGATTATCAGATACCAATCCTTGGTCCTTGGTTTCTTCCACATGACGGTTGGTATCTCACCTCCCTCGATATCGCTGTCAGCCTCAGATTGTTCAATAGCATTAGCCAACCGAAGTTTCTCGACATTCTTCACCTCGATATGGATACCTGGAATGAATCCAGCTATATCAGGTGAATCGTGTCCACCACAGAACTGTTGTCCTCGTCGGCAATTGGTTCCAAATACGCTGTTTAAAACATCACGGGCTTCACGCTCTCCCCGTTTACCCTTTTGACATGAATTGACCATAGTATTCTCCATTAAAAAGTTTAAAGGCTCCCCGACGCGGTGAAGCGAAGGGGAACGAAATTGATTAGAACGGTGGGAAATATTGTTCAACATTGTTGGACAAATCCGCCCATTCTTCCGACGTGATCTGCAATTCTGGTTTATTGTACCGTTCCTGAATTGCTCGTCTCCATTCAGCCGTTAGCTTTTCCGCATTCAACGGGGATGTACTTGAACTGTTGGCGTTCACAAATACAGCCCACGCCTGTTCCCTTGTTGCCGTAGTTAATGGCGTTGCCGGTTTAGGTGCCTCAGCAGACGGTGGTGGGACAGAAGGTTGACTGGCCGATGGAACAGACGGAGCCGATGCCGGTGTTGCAGCAGCTGGCGACGGAGCTGGTTGTGCTGCCATTGGCTTGGTTGGAAGCTTGTTTGTGGTATTGAATTTGTTCCAATGCGCTTTCATGTTCATCTTGGTAGTTTGACTGGCTGCTTTGTGTTCAATACCGTTGCCTTTGGCGAACATTTCCAAGTCGAATTGCTGTTGCTTTTGACCCCTGTACTCACGGGAAGATTCCGAGGCGACGATTACCGTTCCAGTGTCATAATATTCCTGTGAGAATTTTGGATCATCCCAATTTCCATTGAATCCGACCTTTTGCAGCCGCTCCAATGTAAACTCCATCGCAGCACGTCCTGATTTGGAGTTCTGGCCAACATCTGGATTCAGGGACCACATTATGTCACGGGTTTGAAATGGTTCCGGCAATTCAGCCCACGCACCATTTTCCCAGAAGTAACGTAATTCCCACGATGAATAGAAGTACGGCTTTCCACCATCCTTGGCTTCTCCTACCCCGGCACCGACCAAATACCCTTGATAATTTCCATTCTGTAACTGAGACATTTTGAACCTTTCTAAAATATAAAGTTATTTACCACAACATTTCTTGAACTTATTCCCTGAACCGCAGGGACACGGATCGTTTTGACCGATATTCATTTGTTTCGCTTTCTGGCGAATCTGTTCCCGAGACAGTTCCTTGGATTGGTAGAACGTCAGGCAGTTATTGGCGTGGTCATACTTTTTCGTCAGATCGATGAATCTCATTTCCAATAACTCAAACCGTTTTCGGGATACCCAAGGCCATTTGAGTTTGATTTTCATTTGTGCATCGCTCCAAAAATAGAGTTAAACATTTGCGATGGATCTGCGGGAAGCATGATCATCGGTTCCATTCCCCATTTATTCTTGGCGTTGACAGCATCGAAATGGGATGCGTAAACCACGCGATCCTGTCCACCAATTCCCTTTATCTCACCCTCGACCTTCTGTGTGACCGTGAAGAACGTCCCAAACAGAACGTCGTCGGCCCAGCGATTGGTAATTGACCACGTGTATTTATGGAGGTCGGGAATGAATTGCTGGAAATCCGCTCCCATCGGGTTTGGAGTATCACGGATTTGGTAATGGCACAAAGCGATGATATTTGTTCCATTGCTGGCAAGAGCTTCCAGTTTACCCAAGAAGGTTTGCCAGTCAGTCACAGCCACGTCGTAGCCTTTATGGAAAGACGTAAAGGCGGTACGATCGTTCTTGAAATCCCGCTCGCACACCATCTCATGGCAAAGTCGTTCAAATCCATTAATGGCATCAATCACCAACCATTTCGGACCACCGTTTTTGATATAATGGTCGAGCAACCCAATACCGTCTTTCCACGTCTTGCAAACGGCATAAGGAACCTTGGGAACCCGCCCAGCTTCACGGAGTTTGAAATATCCTGTTTCCAGTGGTGACATCATAATGTTGGCGTCCGGGGCATAACATCCAGTGGTGGTTTTCCCGAATCCTTCTATACCAATCAAAATAACCTTTTCCCCAGTTGGCTTTGGATCATCATTGGTGATCATCGAAATACCAGAATAGGAGCTCGCCGCCGATTTGTTCGCCGGGACTGGTTTCGGCGTCGGCGACGAGCTTGGTGTTGAAGACATTGGCAAATTTTGTTGAACAGGTGAAGGTGGAGGTACTTTTGTCATGGAATAATTCCTTTTGAATAAGTGTTAAATGTTACGAAAAAGCGGAGTCCCGGACTTGAACCGGGATGATTCCTTAAATCTCCGCTGGGGGTTAGGCGTTATTCATCCAATTCCTGATGAACGTTATCCACGCGGATAAACCCATCAGGAATTTCTTCTGATTCGATATCCCACGAGTTAGTGCATAGCAGAAAATACGGACACCGGCCAAACCCGATACATGCCCCGGTGTTCCGAGGCCATCGTCCATGGCAATCACAATCACGAATCACTTGAGTCATTTGCCAGATGTCCTGTTGGGCATCTTCCATTTGAATCGATGTCCGTGGTATTTCTTTACGTGCGAAATAGAAATCAGGACGCGACTGCATGTCTTCGATCATGCGTTGTCCGTATTCATCCGGTGATTCTTTTCTGGTTTGAAGAACATAACCAAAATCCTTGTCACCAGTCCTTCTGTATCGTTTGCCGTCTTTTGTTCTAACTCGTTCACCATTGGCATCGAGAACTATTTCAACTCCAAGTTCATCCATCAACGGAATCTGTTTCGGTTCAATCATTGGCTTGCGGACAACGTTGTAGTAAATCAGATCTGGATTTAATCCAAGTTTTTGGCCAGCGATGTAATAGATGCTGATTTGCTGGTCAATTCGAAGCCGTTGCCAGTAATCGGCCTCCGGATCGATTTCACCGGAACGTGTTTTGTGTTCCATGATTGCTATACGCATGGTTTCAAGGAACTGAATCACGCCATCGATCTTTCCGGCCAGAACATAATTTCGGCTGGAACGACCAGAATCCGGGTTCACAATGGGAATCTCAAAAGATAGTTCACTGGCAAGGAATTTAATACCAGTGTTCACTGTTTCCCATCGCCAGAAATGCCCTTGAAGTAAATACCAAAGGATTTGCCTGTCGATAAGGTAGTCAAAGTTTTCTTCATCGGTCATTTGAATACCTTTTGCTGAACCATCAAACATCACCAGAGCATCATTCTTGGCCGTCTCGATGTCTTGACCCTTGGCCCAGAGATCAAGCCCCTGATGGAACGCTGAGCCTATCCTGAGGGCTTTGGCCTGCGTTGCTGGACGTAGGCCCAGGACGTACTGGATATAATGTTTTCGCGGACAGGTCAATGCTGTCTGTATCTGGCTATGCGTTAAACGTGTGTCCTGTAATTGTTTCATTGGATTTCCATTATTGATTTGAATTTTGAGGAATACGTAGCAGGATGGACATTCAGGCACCCTGCTACGCTCCACCAACAACGAGTTGGTGGAAAAAGCTCCCGACAGGAAATTTCATCCTGTACTAAGAACACTAACGATACTTGATGCTTCATTCTGGTATATGTGTATGGCCTTATCACATACCTTTGGACTCAAACACCAGCGATATACATCGTTCGTCCTTTGGCGTGGTCAACGCTTTTCTTGTGCCGTCGCACGAGCCATTAAAGTTCTTAACCCACTACACGTCTTATTCCGTCACGGGAGCTAGTCTGTCTCTCCAGACTGTCAAGCCTTTTCATGCGACCAACGCAAAGGCGAGGCTTTATAACCCAGTCTATTTACTTTTCAATCCCCTCTTCCTTCGTGTTCATTGGTGTCATTCGTGGCTTCCTGGGGCCAGGGGATAATTAGTTGAATTACATCAATGTCTTGACAATCGTTCCGAACAGATGATCTTTGACCCGCTGTGATTCGGGCAGTTGATCGTATGGAACCATACATGGATGTTGTTTCTTTTCAGCATCCTTGACGGGACCATAAACCCATCCTTCCCGTTCCTTGCATGCCATCCATGATTCATGACTCATTTCGGGAGTCATTTCGGGATTAGCCAAGTGAGCTTCAACGCCGGCAATAGCAGAGTTTTTTTGCCAATCCGGAGCTTCATCCCACGATGGCTGCGAAGTATCGCCAACAGTCAAACAGTATGCCCGATTCGCTTCATGACATACTCTCGCAATTCCTTCGATAACACTCTTTTCCATACTGATCCTTTCCGGCCCTGTGGGCCAAATGAGTTTTTTGTAAAAACTCCCGACAGGACTCGATACCTGCCATAATTGACGACTTACCTACCCGGCATCCGGCTTACACTTTCGATGCGATACCGCCGTAACGAGCGTATTTATGTGGCTACTTCCTCCACGGGAGCAATTAAGGCTGGTAATACTCGCTCCATTTAAAACCTACCGTTTCAAACTGGTTCACCTTAAAAAGGCTGAGGCAGGATTCGAACCTGCAAGTCATTTCCTAATTTTAGAGTTCGGTCTACGACTTCGTAACACTCTGAACGAATATGCGTTTCCATTCCGCCACTCAGCCTCAGTGTGCTGTCACGCCTCAGTTTGCATTTAGAGCCTTATGAGGATAAACACACTATGGAAATTACAAAGCCTTTCGTATCTGACCCAAGGTATTTGATATTTCGTTTACGATGGAAAATATCAAAGAAATCTGATCTACTACACAAACAGGCTCAGGACAAGCAGCGTCTCCAGTTTGGGTTGGCATGGGACCTTTTAAAGAATCAAATATCCCATTAGCATACTCTCTGGCCGAAGATGCCTCATTTTTAAGCATGTCAAGTTGTTCTTTGATGGACATTTGCTTTGGTGGTTGTTCGGAAGGTTTTCTAATTTGATCTTTCATGTTATTACCTCATAAAAAGTGTTAAAGAATCGTAACTACAGGCGTTGGATTCGGACCAACAATCACGGGTCCCATGACCCTGGTCTTACCGATTAGACGAGCCTGTAAATTGCCACCGCTTTCGTAAACACAGGCCGGTGGTCCCACCTGTTTACAGGCAGAGAAGGGATAAAACTCTGCCTGAGACTTTTATGCTGTAATATCCAGCCTTCCACCGACTACCAGTGGAACTGAAAGATCGTTCGGCTGTTCATCGATGATCAGATTGATCAGGGAACCGGCCGTAAGGATTACCAAGGCCGCAAGTGAAACGAATAATGCGATCATGATTCTTCCTTTCTTGCTTTCATAGGAATTTCAGTTGATTGAGTACTATGAGGATTTTTACTCTGACTACGATAACTCAGGGCTTCCTCGAATAACAGACGGGTAATGCCGCTTCTGGATCGTTGTTCAGTTTTTGCACAACGATCGATTTGGTTTAGGAGATTTTTATCGAGATAAACACCGAGA